TTGTATTTGTATTCAATCCACCATTTGTATTTATGGTAAACAGGATAAACTTCGTAACCGTGCTTTATTAGCTCGTAATTTTTATTACCCAAGTTTGGTAGATTTTCTATTTCTTTACGCTTTGCCATTTAATTATAATTTTTATACCTATTAAAATATTCAGTAATTGTGTTATTTAAAGATCTGTAAACTTCTTCTAAATTCCACGAATTTTTAATTTTTTTAACAATTTCAATTTGTTTTTCATTTAATAATTTAGCTTCTTTATTTTTTTCTTCTTTTGACATTAATGCCGGGTGCTTATCAAAATCTATACCGATTGACTTCATATAATTTGTTTGCTCAAAAATATTTAAGTATTCGTGAAATTTATCATAATGTTGTTGAATTGGTTTTTTTGCTATTTCCTGTAATCTATGTAATGCATCTTGAGGATTTCCATTATTATAAATTATTTCATTTGTGAAATTATAAACAAACAATTTAGCAAATAAAATATTTTCTTTTATTTCATTTTGTTTTTGTCTATTAACCCAATCAATTAAAAAATTAACAGCTTCAATATCTTTTTGATTTATAATAATTTTACTTTCATTAATTTTTACAGATTCATTTTTAAATCTCCAATTAATTCTATTTAATGCTTCTTCAATATTCATATTTTTATATTTAGTGGTTTAGTGGTTTAACGTTTTTTATTAAACCAGTTTATTTTTTTTTTGGTAGGTTATAAAACACCCCCTTATAGGGGTGTTTTAAACCACCCAGTTTAATGCGTTTTTAAACTGGTTTAAACCAGTAGGTTTTTTTATTAAAATGGATCATCTTTTTCAGCAGAATCTTCTTGATTTTCATTTTTATATTGTCCTAAAAAGTAAGAACTATATCCTGTTTCACCCTCTTTTAAAACCCAACCTTTATCAACAAATTTAGTTAAAAGTTTCTTTGCGTTATTTTCTCCTAAATTTTCATTAAACATTTTTTCGTATTCTAAAATTAATTGTTCTTTAAATTCTCCATATCTATAACTATTAATTTGATTTGGTTTTTTGCTAAAAATAGTTGTTAAAATTTGAAATAATTTATAATCTGGCTTTTCTGTTTTTGGTGCTTTTTTACCTGTCAATTGAAATTGATTGATTTCATTTTCATTTATACTTGGCATACCTTTTTCATTAATAGTAAATTCAAATGCTTCAGGTTTTCTATTTCTCGATGCTAAAGATTGAACTATTCTATTTGTATCGTTTTCTTTATCAATTGAAACACCTATAACAATTTCGCTTTTATCCTGTAATTTAGTACCTAAATGACCTTTCATTTTTGTTTGAACATCATTTGGATTTTGATGTATTACATTGCAAATATGACAATTATTATCAGTTGCCCAAATACGTAAATTAGTAACCAATTCATCAGCTTCTTTTAAATTGTTTGTATCTAATGCTAAATCGGAAATACCATCTAATACTACAAAGTCAGGTTTTGTGTTATAAATAAGCCATTTAACGTATTCTAAACGCTGTAATGTACTAACAGCATCAAATTGATAAACTTGCATTCTATTAAGCTCGTTTTCGTTTTCAATTCCTAACATTTCTTTTATTTGTGAAAGACCTAATTTAACGTGAAATTTTGATTGTTCAGTATCGATATATAATATTTTATCTCTACCACTTGGTAATTCAGATAGTAAACGATTTTGAAACAAACCACGTTTTAAAATAGCAGAAACAACTAATTTTATTAAAAATGTTTTACCTACTTTTGCTTGTGCTGTTACACAACTAATATTTTCTCTAGTCATTACCATTCTTTTATTTTCTCCATTAACATCACAAATAGACAAAACAATTTCAGGCATAGGAACTTCATCTTTTATAGAAACTTTAAATTTTTCTAATGATTTTTCAATAGATTCATTAAATTCAGTTTCTCCAAACATTTTAAACAAAAGATTATATTCGTTTAAAAATTCTTCAGGAATTTGAACATCAAATTTTATAAATTCTTCTACAAAATAATTATATCTTGCTTTATAATTTAAAGAATTAAACTCCAATTCGTTATTTTTTTGGCTAGTAAATCCAGCATCTAAAATATTTAATACTTTTATTTCGTTTTTATTTTCCATAAATTTCTATTGAAGTTTTTCTTTTGTGGCAATTTTTACAAAGAGCTTGTAAATTTTCTAATGTGTTTTTTCCTCCATTTGCTAAAGGTATAATGTGATCACATTCAAATTCTCTATCTACTAATGTTTTTCTACAATTATTACACTTGTAATCATTATTTGAAGCAATAGAGTTTTTTTCAAATTCACTAAATAATTTTCTTTTTGTAGTTTCATCAAATTGATTTTTTTTATCTACAAATATTATTTTTTCTTTTGCTCTTGAAAGTGCAACATATAATAATTGATTTGCATCTTTATGATTTAACATAAAATAATCATAAACTGGTATTATAACTGTATTGTATGTACTTCCTTGAGCTTTGTGGCAAGTTATTGCATATGGTTTTTTTAATTTAGCAAAACTATTTTGATAATCTGAAAACCTATTATTTAAATCTTTTAAATATTTTTTATTTTCATTTACATTTTTTCCTTTTTTTATGTGTTCTAAATAAGTTTTTCTTTGCCCGTAAACACTACTTGATAAACCACCTCCATTCATACCATACAAACCTCCGTGAATATATCTTATAATTGCATTTGAACCATCACTATCAATAATATGTAATTTATTATAAGTTATTGTTTTTACAATTTTATCTTTTACAATAAATTTTTCCTCAATATTTTTTTCAATATCTACTATTTTTATAATGTTTGAAGTATAATATTTTGTTTCAACATTATTTTTTTTATGAATATAAAACTGGTCAAACATTAAAGTATCATTTATATTATTTTCATTTAATCTATAATCTTTTCTCATTGATTTTGTAGATCCAATTAACCAATTAAAACTTAATACAGATAAATTTTTAAAACAAACAGCAGTACATTCATTATTTTTTATAACCTCTTTTAATTCTTTATCGTTTATATCATAAAATAAAATATCTTTATTATTTGATTTTTTACTTGCTAATAATTTAGGTGGTATTTTTAAATGCATATTGTTTCTAAATCCAATAATCATTTTTCCTAAATCAGAATCTGTTTTTTGTCTATTTTGAATTGTAAGAGTAAAAGTGTTTTCTAAAGGTATTGAAGTAAATATTTTACTAACTTGAAATCCTTCAGCGTTTCTTACAATATTATTATAATCTTCTTCTATTGGTGGTAATTGTAAATAATCACCCAAAAGTATAAATTTACATTTATCTTTTAATCTTTCAATTAAACAAAACTTTTGAAAACTTATTAAACTAATTTCATCAATAACAATTAAACTAGGTATTTCACTTGGTGAAGGAAATTTATAAGTAACTGTTGGTTTGTTTTCGTGGTCTTTTTCTATTTTAAATTTTAAAAAACTATCTATTGTTTTTATATTAGCTTGTTTTTTATAACCAGAGTTTTTTAATGATTCTTTTAAAACGTTTTTTACTTTATTAGTTGCTCCTAAAAAAGTAACTCCGTGATTATATTCATTAACTATGTTGGCAATTAAAAAAGTTTTACCTGTTCCACCAGCACCATAAACACCAAAATAACCAGTTTTATCAGAATTCAAAAAACTTATTATTTTTTCTTTTGCTTGTTTTTGTTCAATATTTAGTTCCATAAAATAAAAAGTAAAACCCCATTCGTTTGGCAGTATTGTGGAAAGTGCCTCCCGAATAGGGTTTATATAATATTTTAAATACTTGTAATGCTTTCCACTTCATTACATATGCAAATATAAAAAAACCTATTGAATAAACAATAGGTTTTTTTAATTATTTTTTAAAACGGTAAATCATCCTCAGTTTCATCGCTTGTTTGTAAAATTTCTGCATTATTAACCTGCACATTATTAACTTGTGTTGGTTGAGTTATTTCGCCAACTGCATCTTTTGAAATTTTCCAACCTTGTATCTGATTAAAATACTTTACTACTCCTTCTGGATTAGTCCATTCTCTACCACGTAAATTAATATCTACTACAACATTATCATTAACATTATAATTATCTAAAACCGAGCATTTATCTTGGTTAAATTCAATTAAAATGTGTTGAGGATAAGATTCCTCTGTTGTTACTACTAATTCACGTTTTTTAAATGAAGCACTTACTTCTTGTGTTTCATTAATTACTTTGATTTTTCCTGTTACTTGCATTTTTTATTGGTTTTGATTATTAATAATTAATTCTATTTCTGATTTTCTTTTGTCTTTCATTGCTACAAATTCTGAATTTGTTTGTAAACTTTTATATTTACTCCATATTGTTTTTAAGCTATCCATATCTGCAACAATTTCCATTTCGTTAATTGCTGTTTGTATTTCAGACACTCCACTATTACACCAATCTGCAATAAGTTTTCCTGTATCTTCAGTAATTAAAAATGGTTGCCCACCCTCAAATAAGTTAGTACGGTCTTTTGATGGAGTTGCTAAATGTGAATCTCTATCAATATTCAAAGATATTGTAAGTTCGTACTCCCAACCATCACGTTGTAAATCTTTCATACCTACTTTTTTAACTCGACCGCCCTCTTGTACTGTTTCAGTTTTTGAACGTGTACAAGTTATAACGTGTAATGGAGAATGTAATACAGCATTAATAAATTTATCGTGTCTAGGTGTTGTTTTAGACCACGCTGCCCAAGTATTACCCTTAAAACTTGCATTTGCTAACGCTTCATTTTGCTCAAGTAATGTAGTCCATTCGTGGCTACTGCTGTCAATTATAACACATTCAATTCCAGCTTGTTCACATAATTGTAATGCTTCAACATATTTTTCTGGTGCGAATGGTGGAGTTAAATCTACTACAGAAAAATCTCCTAAATGGCTGTACAAACTAGCAGAACCATTTTCTGTATCAATTACAGCGATTTTTTCCCAATCATTAACTAGACCTTTTGCCATTCTTAATGCTGAGTAAGTTTTTCCAGCTCCAGATGGTGCTGAAAGATTAAGTCTTAATTTGACTTGTTTACGAGTTGCTTTTTTTAATTGTAACATAATTTAAAATAAAATGGCTTATTTTTACTTACGTGGCTCGTACCTCACGCTTTCAAAATAAGCCGATAAATTTTTTTATTAACCGAGTACGAGTCGATTTTCTTAAGGCAAATATAGGCAATTAATATGTAACTACCAAAGAATCTTTTCGAGAAGTTGCAGAAACTTTTGTAACTTCTACACCATTTGAATCATATACTGGCTCTTTTGTTTTGGTAGCAACTTTAATAAGTTCTGCACGTTCTTTTAATTTTTCCTGTAATTCAGCATATAAATAATCTTCACTATAATTTAGCGTTTCTCCTCCACTACGAGGCTCAATATTTATTCCGTAAGCATTTTGCTTTTCAGCAGGAATACTTTCCTTAATCGCATCGTAAATAGTGTTAATCGTTTCTTTAATTCTTACAGCTTGGCTAAACATTTCTAACTTTTCGTGTTCGCCATTGTTAATTAAATGATTTGCAAATTCAATAGCGTTTGCTTGTACTTGCTTTTTCGTTGGGTAACTTTCTGCAATCTGTTGTTGTTGCATTAGTTCAAATAATTGTTTACTCATAATATGTTTGTTTTAATTATTAATACTGCAAATGTAAATATAATTTATTTAATAAAAAAATGTTTTACTATTTTATTCGCTAATTCGTTGATAATTCTTTCTTATAATAGTATCTATTGGATACGCTAACTGGTTTAAATAAGTTGATTTACTTACTTCTTTACTTTCAAATACTGCATCTATCATTGGTTCAAGTGCAAGTTCAAAAGCTTTGCCTTTGTCAATAATTTCTTTTGCAAGTACGCTGTTTGCACCTATGTCGTTCAATTCCGAAATTAACATATAAGATAGTACAGCTATTTTGTGGCTGCTTAAATTGTGCTTTTTGTTAGTTGGTATTTTCATATTAAAATAATTTAGTTTGGTTAGTATGGTTTACTATTCTTTGTATTGCTTTGTCGTAATACTCTTTATCTAATTCACAAGCAGTCAATTCAAAACCGTAATCGTGGCAAGCTATTGCAATTGAACCTGAACCTAAATGAGTGTCGAGTATTTTATCGTTTTCTTTTGCGTATTTATCTAAAAGCCATTTATATAAAGCAATAGGTTTTTGTGTTGGATGAATTCTGTTTGTTTCACTCCATAATATTTGGTAATCATTTCCTTGAACATTTCCTATGTAAGTATAAGAATACATCTTAACATTATTTGCATCACTATAATAAGCTATTTCACATTCGCTAAAAGTAGGTGCTACTTTTCTTCTGCAAATATCTCTGCCTAATTTATTCCAAATAATTCTACCACCATTTAAACCCATTCCATCAAAATAATTAACTCCCCAAATTATTTGTTTTTTTGCAACTCTTTTTAATTCATTAAAAAAACTTATATCAGGAATTCCTTTATCCCAATTTTTCGGTGTAAATTTTTTACCTGTTCCAATTTGACCTGTTTTTGCAACTCCAATCCCATAAGGCGGGTCTACAATCGCTAAATCAAAATAGTTATCAGGATAACGTGCCATTAAAAGCATATTATCCTCGTTTGTTATTGTTATTTTATCTGTTACTTGCATATTAATTTTGTATTGGTTGTTGGAATACTGTATCTTTTACCGTTGTATAAGGTAAAGAAACTCTACGATTAAAATAATTACTTACGTTGTTATTTTCATTTATTGCCTCCAGTTTTCTTTTGCTTAATTCCTCCTCAAAATCACGTTTCAATTCCAGGAATAAATTAATACTTTCAGCGGTTGTTTTGTCTGTAAACAAAATCGCTTTTAGATCTTGCAAATTTTCGTTTATACCTTTCACATTAAAAAAAATGTTTAAGTAGGTTTGTATTCTATTTTTCATAATTTTTCTTTTTATTTATTATTTTACATTCACTTAATACGATCCTTTGTTTCAGCAATCCTTTTTCTTTTAAAATATTCGCTAATTTAATAGCAAAGTTTAAATTGTATTGCTTACGTTTTTGGTAAGATATTAATTGACTGCTAACTCCTGTTAGTTTGCTTAAACGATAAGCGGTTAATTCTGTTTGTCTTAATAATTGATTGAGTGCGTTCATAATCCTTTTTCTTTTTTAAATATTTCTAATAGTTCTTTTATTGTAAATTGTCCTACTGGTTTGTCATCTGTGTCAATAACCCAATTCGCAAACTCAATAGCGTAATCATCTGCTATTTTTTCGCATTCTTTAGCTTGTTTGTAATCATTTTCATAATCTTCACAAATTTGCCAAGTATATTCTTCAAACATTTCTTTTAGTGTCATAATCCTTTTTCTTTTTTAAATATTTCTAATAGTTGTTTAAAATTTCTTGTTTCACTTCTTGTAAAAATTCAATATGAAAATCATTATATTTAATAGCTAAATCAACTGCTATTAATGCACATTGTTTGGCTTCTTCATAATATTTTACTTCATTGTAAAATTTATCTACTAACTCTTTTGCTTTTTCTTTTGGTGTCATTTTATCTGTTTTTTAAGTTGTTCAATAGTTGCCTCTAATTCTTTATTTTGCTTTTCTAATTTTGTAATGTAATCTTCTATTTTAATAAAAGCCAAACCTACTTCTGTTTGTGCCATTACTTCAAAATCTACTGCTTCGGAATGATAAAGTTCATTAACTTCAATACCTAATTCTTCTAAATCTGTTCTAAATAAATTATTCATATCTTATTTTTTAAATGTTTCGTTGTAAATATCTTCATATACTTTATATGGTAATTCAATATGTACAAAAACTTTATAAGCATCAATAATCTGTTGCTTTTCCATTTCTTTGGCTTGTTCAATTAAATCTTTAAGTATTGTAGCTTTTGGGTTTATGTCAAGTTCTTTTAATAACCATTCTACTGCTGTCTTTCTCATATCTTATTTTTTATATTTTATTGTTGTTTTATCAATTAAAAATCTAACTTTAAACCTTCCCAATGCATCATTTTTTATAGTTTGCTTGCAATTTTCTCCAAGTTTTTTTTTAAAATCAATAGCGTTTTTTTCACTATAAAAAACTTTTGTAGCATATTTTTGTGGGAATTTACATCTATTACTTTCCATCGAATAAATCTGTTAAAGGGTTAATATCAAATCTTTTTGAGTTTGTTTCCTGCAATAAATATAATACGTGTTCCATTTTTAAACTTGTCCAAGCAACCTCGCTTTTTAAAGCGTTTATTAAATTAGTTGCAGTTGTTGGATAAAGTCTTTTAGTTTCTTTTAACTTGGTTTTGTTTTCTTTTGATAATTTTTGCCAAAGTGTTTTCATAATATTTTATTTTAAAGTTAATGTGCGTTACAGTCGCACCCCTGTTTTATTTTTAGTTAGTTATTTCAATTAGTAATTCTTCTGTTCTTCCGCAAGCTTTATAATGCTTTACAATTTTTTTAAAAACACTAACACATTTTAATGGTTCATAGTATCCTAATTTGATTGCTTTTAAATACTGCTCTGCTGTTAATCTAATTGTTTCCATAATTATTT